GTTTCCCACCAGCAGGTCGCGCAGCCTAGAGACAGTCCTTCCGTCCTATGGAGCCAGGAATGAAGATCAGAGACCGCATCATCGAACACCCGCCCCGCTATTTCGCCCCGGTGTGCATCCGCACGCCGCTGGGCTTCCTCGGTGGGCCGTCCGGGTACTGCGAGGTAGGCGAATCAGAGAGGGGGCGCGGGCCGATTGTGGTGGAGGAAAGCGGGGGCGAGCAACAGCCGGAGGAGATACATGATTCCAAAGCCACACGATAACCCGCTACTGCGAGGCGGACTGGGTGAATTCGATCTATCTAGCCTAGAGACAAAGGCAACATACAAACGGACATTACACACGGAACGGCGGCAGATTCGCGACCTTCGGAAGATCAAGACAGCCGCCGAGGCGATCGATGGACTGGACCACGAAAACGAGATATTCGGATTCACCAAGGGCCAATTCTCGCTACTTGACCTACTCCATGCGATATTGCGACTGACCGGGCCGGCTCACTTGTCGATATCGACTTGGACGGCAGCGGCCTACGAACTCGAAAGCATATCTGCCTTAGTGCAACGGGGTGACGTGACCGGGACCCGTTGGTTGATCGACTTCAGTATGGCCCGACGTGAATCGGCGATGACGGCCCGTATGCGAGAGATGTTTGGCTGGCACAATATACGGGTCGCCCAGGTACACGCCAAGTTTGCACTATTTCAAAACGCCGATTGGAAGATTGCTTTGCGATCTTCGATGAACCTGAACATGAACCCAAGGTGTGAGGATTTTCAGGTTGCCCACGATCCAGAGATTGCCGGCTTTCTAAACGGGATCTTGGATGAGATATTCACCTCACAAACGAAGGAATTAGCCGACGCCCGGCCTTATGACATCGTCAAAGCAACCAACGCCGACTAAAGACACGGAACCCGACCCGCAAACAACCATAGCGATTCAGACCGAACCGCTTGAGCAGACGATCTTATGGTTGCTTGAGGGGGTACGACTGGCCGACATAAAGACCGCACTTGCAAAAGCTTACCCAAGCACCGACGCCGACACATTGATACAGGCGGTGGCCGGGGAATTCGAGAAATCGGCCGACGCAGACGGGTTAGTTCTCCTCGGGTGGTGTTTAGAGGCTTACCGCGAATTATACCGGCGGTCGGTTGAGATTGGCGACTTCCCGGCGGCAATGCGAGCTGTTAAGGAACTCATGGTGTATTCTGTTAAATGTTTACAAGCACGCGACCAAGACGACTAGACGACACCGCTGCCGGTAGACAGCGAATAGGCCAACGTCGCACCATTGCCGAGACCCGCGCCGCCGACCGGGAGCGGAAGAACCGGGAGCGGACCGAGGCCCGGACGCTGTGGATTCCGGGTCCGGAGGATATCGAGCGGCGACACTTACTGGAGCAAGACTTATTCGAGTGGCTCAAGTGGTATCTGGCCGATGTGTTTTCCGATCCATTCCGACCCTACCACCTGGAGATGGGCCAAGCGATCCTAGACGGCATCACGTACGCAGGGGACAAGGCGTTTGCCGCTCCACGAGGTGAGGGCAAAACGAGTTTGGCCGAGGGTGCGATGACGTTCTGTATCTTGAAAGGGGTGATCAATTTCGCGGTACTCTTCGCCGCAACGGCTGGCGATGCTCGCAACAGCCTGGCATCGATCAAACGGTACATCGTAGAGAGTGACCGGCTGCTGGTTGATTATCCCGAGGTATGCGTTCCGGTACGCGAGGTCCAGGGCGTGCCGGCCAAAGCACATTCGATCATCGTGTCAACTGCGGAAGCCAAGATGGCCAATGCTTCATTTCAATGGTCGGGTGACGAGGTGACCATGCCGGCGGTCCCCGGTTCGGTCTGTTCGGGATCAATTATCGCTACGCGGGGCCTGGATTCTGCGGTTCGCGGCCTGAAGAAAGGGAGCCGGCGGCCGCAACTAGCCGTGATCGACGACCCGGACACGGAGGATACAGCCCGCAGCGAAGAGCAGGCGGGCAAGTTGGAGACCCGGATCGACCGGGCTATTGCCGGCCTGGCTCCCAAGGGAAAACGAATGTCTCGCGTGATGCTTACCACGCTGCAAAACCGAACGTGTGTGTCCGCCCGGTTCACCGACCCAATGCAGAAGCCGTCATGGCAGGGCAAGCGGTTTTCGTTTCTCGCTCACAAGCCCGACCGCGAGGACTTGTGGGATGAATATGGTTCTCTACGGCAGTCGAGCATGGCAGAAGGCGATCCGTTCGCCCGGGCGGCACACGCTTTCTATGTCAAGGACCGCAAAAAGATGGATGCCGGGGCCGAACTTGCCAACCCCTATAGCTTTGACGGCCGGACGTTGGCCGATGGCAGCAAGCTCCAGGTGTCCGCGTTGCAGCGGTACTACGATTTTGTTGCTGACAACGGGATCGGCGCGGCTCTGTCCGAATTGCAAAACGACCCGCCCGAGGAAGCCGGCCCGATCGAGTCGGGTATCACGGCCCACTTGATCCAGAAGAAGGTCAACGGCTACCCGCGGCGGATCGTGCCGCCCGGCTGTATCGTACTGACCCAAGGAATCGACGTTCGTAAGATCGCCTTGCACTGGATTGTGCGGGCGTGGCGGCCGGACGGAACCGGCTTCACGATCGACCGGGGCGTCCAGGAGGTTTACGGCACGACGGTTGGCAGCGATGAGGGGGTCGATCTGGCAATCATCCGGGCCCTTCGCACCCGCAAGGAGGATCTGGCCGCAGAGCCTTACACCACCGCTGACGGCGAGATTCGTGAACTCGACATGACGCTGGTTGATGCCGGCTGGCAGACCCAGGCGATCTATCATGCGTGCCAGGAGTTGGGGCTGGGGTGGAAGCCGGCCATGGGTTTTGGCAAGTCCATGGGCTGCGTGAAGGTCAATTTCAACGCTCCGGTACGATCTAGCACCGACAAAAAGCCTGGAGACGGTTGGTTTCTCTCCCGCCGGCCGAAGCGGGTGTGGCTCGTTTGTTGTGACACCGACCGCTGGAAGACTTGGGAGCACGACCGCTGGTTGACGCCGGCGAACCGGCCCGGGTCAATGTCGCTGTGGGGCGAGCCCTCGGCAGATGGCAAGCGAATGACGGACGATGAGAAGGACCATTTCAGTTACGCTAAGCACCTCACGTCTGAGGTCGAGGTGGAGGAGCCGGTTCGCGGGGTGATCGTGCGGAAGTGGCGAGCGAAGAGCAACAATAACCACTGGTTCGATGCGTCGTATCTGAGCGACGTGGCGGCCAATATGAAGGGGATCACGGTATTGCGGGCGAATTCACCTGGTAGCGGTTCGAACGCGCAGAAGGCGGCTGTGGAGGCCGCTGGCGGCTGGATGGGTCCGATGAAGGGAAAAAGGCGATGAGCAAGGTAGCCGGTGCAACGCGCCGCATGATTCTCTGGGTTGTCAACTGGGTATGCTGGGGATGGGCCTCCACCGTGATCATAGTTGCGGCGGCAATCCTAGTGGTCGGTGGTGCCCTGGTGCTAGCCTGCGGCGGTTTAGTTTTTCTGGTGGCGACGGCGTTGATTCTGCCGCCTTATGTTTTCTGGACCATAAGGGATAACAACACCCAATGACCTATCTTCGCCTAGATCGATGCACTGGCCCGGAGTGCCCGCGTTGCGGCTGCACGGACAGCGAGATCACCAGCGAGCCGAAGCCACCGCCGGTCAACGGCCAACCGGGGTGGTGGGATTCCGGCCTTGCCTACTGCCGGGCGTGTGGCAACGAGTTCTTTTTCAAGGAGGTGTCGGCCTCTGTCTCAAATGGCAACGGACACGCTCCCGCTGTTACCCCAATAGACTCGCCGCCCGAGGTCGAAGATCCGCCGGCTGGTGACTATACGCTCATCAAGAGGCATCTTTGCCCCGACTGCAAATCAGATCAAGTTCGCGTCACCCACTCACTGGCAACCGTTCGCCGGTATCAGTGTAAAAAGTGCAAGACGCGATTCAAGCGGGCTCGGGCGGACTAGATACATCCTTCTTCTTCTTCGCATTCCTGGTCGCGGTCGCGAGCGTTCATTAGCCCAAGGACGGCAGCGGCCAGTTTGGCCTCATTGGGCGTGCCACGATCTGTCGCAAGGCCGAGTAGCCAGTGCTCAAGCTGTTCGCGACCAGCGCCGGCAACGGCATTTCCAAGGAGACGCGCGTCGGCAAGGCTCATTAGGCCATCGCGGTGGAGTATCTCGGCCACCGCGTCTTCTATTACGTATGTGTCTGGATTGAACATGATTATTCTCCTTTGCCGCATTATACCACGCCGCCAACCGAAGTGATAGACCCTATCACGTTGCAGTTATAGACCCGCCTTTTCTTCTGTAGGCTTGGCAATATGAGCATTGCCGAGCTAACCACGCTCTATGCCGAGTACAAGACCGCGCGCCGTGCCGCCGATTACGACGCGGCGATTGGTGCCTTGATGGACATGAAGGCACAACTGGCCACCACGCCGAACCTCACTCGTTCGATGGGCGGGGCCGGTTCGCAAGGCATCTCGTGGAACTCCGAGGCGATTGACGGCCTGATTGCCCAATGCCGGGCCCTCAAGTCGGCCATCACGTCGGCATCTTCCGGCCTCCAGCAGATGAAAGTCACCTACGCTCGGGCCGACGCCACGAGTGAGTACGCATGACCCAGTTCCAAAACACGACCGTCGACACGCTTTCGTTGGGTTCGATCCCCGCGTTGCCTGCTATCGCAGCGTCTTCGGTTGACACCTCGGTCCGCTACGTCAGTCATCCAGTGTGGGGTGGTGGCGGCCACTCGACCCGCAGTTTCGAGTCGGCCGAAACGACGCGGTTGAATCAGGCTCACTGGCGGGATGCCGACGATCAATCGGTAAATGTCTGGCTGCAAAGCAAACTTGCCGGGATGCGAGCCCGATCGACGTACGAGCCACGTCAGAACGGCATGGTTCTTGGAATCATCAACACACACATTGACGATATCGTGGGACCCGACGGGCCCGCCCTTCAGGTAATCAGCGACGACGACAAATACAACACGGCGCTCGAGGATACGTGGCGGGATTGGTTTTATGCCCCGACGCACAAGCCAAACGTGTCTGGCACATCGCTATTGAAAAGCTGGGTTCGCGGCCCGTGGAAAACGGGCGAGTTTTTGGCACAACTGATCACGCTGCCCAACGCCGATGGCCCGATCAGTTTGCGGATTCGACCGCAGCATCCGCGATGGCTGAGCACGCCGATGGGCATGACCGGCGACCCCAACGTCTTTATGGGTATCCGCTTCGATGGGCTTGGTCGTCCGGCCACCTATTACATTCAGAAGCCACAATCGTTGCCCACACAATTGGCAACCTTCGATCAGTTTGACCAGGTGCCGGCTGAAGATATCATCCACGAATTCATCAGCGAAGAGGAAGACCAGGCTCGCGGTATTCCCTGGCTCAATACAGCGTTGCAGCCATCGGCCGACCTTCGGGACTATGACGCCCAGGTGATGGACGCGGCCCGACTGATGGCCGACCAGTCCACGCTACTGTATTGCGAGAATCCTGAGGTGATTTGGGAAGTCCCGGAAAATTCAACCTACGAACGTCGCACGATCAGGATGAGCCCACCCGGCTGGAAGCCGTTTGTTCTGCCGGCCAGCCAACCGCCGGTGCAATACCCCGATTACCGCGGCGAACGGATGCGCGAACTTGGTCGCCCGGTCGGTATGCCCCTGCTGATGATCCGGCTTGATTCGAGCGGTCACAACTATTCGTCGGCTCGGCTCGACACGCAAAGTTACGCCCGGGCGGTGGCCGGTATCCAAAACTGGATCAGCGGCACGGAGAAGAGCTACGGCACGCTCAACCGCCTGGTGGACGAGATCGCCAAGGAAGGCCGGTTCTCAGTCCCTGGGCTACGCAACCGGCCAAAGAAGGTCGTCTACAAGTGGACCTGGCCGACGCGACCGCACGTCGATCGCTTGAAGGAAGCCAGCGCAGACGACAAGAAGCTGACAAACGGATCGGCCACGATGACCGACGTGTTGGCAACAGACGGCAAGACAATCGAAAGCCACTACATGACGCTCGCTCGCGAGAAGAAGCTCAAAGAGAAAGCCGGGCTGGTTGACGAGAAGCCGGCAGATCCGCCCGGCAACCCTGGCGGGAAGCCCGGGGAAGTTGCCGTTGTCGCCAAGCCCGGAAAAAAAGAGGAAACCGTCAATGCTTAGGCCGCTACGCAAAGCACTGGAAGCCCGGGGATTGCCGCCCGATGCGAGCACGGCGGAAGCCGAGACGTTTTACGCCGATCTTCCGCTGGAAGAAAAAGGCCACGTCGGCACCGAACTCGGTCGCGACGGTTATGTGGCTCCGGGTGAACAGCCGTTGATGAGGCGACAAGATCCATACATCAACGATGCGTTGACCATGCGATCGGCCCACGTCCGGGCGCAGACAGCCGACGACAAGGAGCGATCAATCGAGGCTACGATCAGCACGGACGGTGAGGTCGAGGTCTATGACTACATGCGAGGGGAGCGAATCGCAGAAGTGTTACTGGGCGAAGGCGCCGACCTGCCGGACCAACTCCCACTCCTCGAAACACATTCCCGATTCTCGCTTGAATCGGTGCTTGGCTCTGCGCGTAACTTACGAGCCGAGGGCGGCGCGGTAATCGGCCGGCTGCACTTTGCCAAAGGCGACGACATCGCTGAGCGTGCGTGGAACAAAGTCAGACAAGGCCACCTTACCGACGTGTCGGTCGGCTATCGCGTGCTCGACAGCGTGGAGATCCAGCCCGGTCAGTCGGCAACAGTCGGCGGTCGGAGTTTTACAGCCAAGCGGCTGACATTACGAATCGCAACCAAATGGGCACCGCGGGAAGTCTCGCTGGTGCCGATCGGCGCCGATCCGGCTGCCAAGATGAGAGAAAATAACCCTCTTTTGAAAGGATATCGGACTATGAATCCGAAACTACGTGCGTACCTTGAAACAATCGGCTTGCGAGCCGAAGCCACCGACGCCGAGGCATGGTCCATGTATCGTGGACTCGATGCGGAAGCTCGCACCCGTGCCGACGACGCGGCCGGTGAACCCGTAACGCCTCCCGCCGATCCTCCGGCCGATCCTCCGGCCGATCCTCCGGCAACTCCCCCGCCGGCGGCCGATCCGCCGGTTGGTGCATCCGGCCGCAATTATTCGTCGGACTTCCTCCCGCAAGGCGATGCCATCCGCACCGCCATCGCCGGCGAACGCGAGCGGGTTCGGATGATCACCGAACTGGCCGGCGACGACGTGCCGGATACGGTTCGGCAGCACGCAATCGAACGGGGTTTGAGCATCGAACAGGCCAGCCCGATCTTTTTGGGTGCCGTCCGCACCGCACGCCAGGCACACGGCAACGGCGGTGGGCCGGGAATTCACGTGCGCGATCACGATACCGACTGCAACCTTCGCAGCCTGGCGGCCGGTATGCTCATTGGACAGGGTGTCGATCCGACGAAACACTCGCTGCACCGAGGCGAGGACTTGCCGCGACGAACGGATGCACTTACCGAACAGGACGCAGATCGCGGCCACGATTTTCGCGCCATGTCGGCCCTCGACGTAGCACGCGAGTGTGCCCAGATTGACACAGGCCGCTATTACCGCGCTCCGAAAGAGGCGATTCGGGCGGCCATGTCCGGCGCAACGCTGAATTACGTATTCACGACGAACATGTACGCCAAGCTGATGGGCGGATGGGACACCATCGGCGACACCACGGCCGGCTGGTGTGACGAGGAAGACGTTGCAGACTTCAAGCTCAACGAAAATATCAGCCTCCAGGCTAACGCCCGGCTGGAAAAACTCCCCCGCGGCGACACGGCCAAGCACGCTACGGCGTCCGACACGCACGAAACGTATCGGATCGCTCGTTTTGCCAAACAGTTTGTTGCCGACGAGCAGGACTTCATCGATGACAATCTCGGCTCGATTATGCGGATGCCCACGGAACTCGGCGAGGCGGCCCGCAACATGCGGCCTGATCTGGTTTACAGTCTCATGCTGCAAAATCCGACGCTGGTTGCCGACAGCGCAGCGGTATTCAACGCAACCGCGGTAACGACGGCCGGCGGCCACGCCAACTTGGGGACGGGCGCGTTGGCATCCGCCACATTGAAGGCGGCAATTTCCGCGATGGTCAAACAGCGATTGAATCGCACGGCCGACAATCCCGGCCAGGCTTTGTTGATCCGACCGAAATTCCTGATTGTCCCGGCCGACCTGGAATGGACGGCGCGCGAGCTAACCGCATCGGCGGCATTGGCCAAACTCTTCGCTGACTCCAGTGATCCGTTTTACAGCACGCTCAACCTGATTTCCCAGGAGGGTATCCGAGTGGTGCCCGACGACCGGATCGGGGCGATTGGCGTGCTGGACCCGAACACCGGTGCCGCTCGTACCGGACTCGACACCAATTGGTTTTTGACCGCCGGCGGCCGGCGTGGAATTCGGGTTGCTTATCTGCGCGGGACCGGCCGGCGGCCGGCGATGCGTTCATTTGTTCTCACTCAGGGACAGTGGGGCATGGGCTGGGACATCAACCTCGACATCGGCGCGGCGTTCATGGATTACCGCGAATGGTACAAATCGACCGGCGCAGCGTAAGCGGCCGGCAATCACTTTTTTGATAAGGAATTAAGAATTATGTCCGAAGCCGTTCTCGACAAAGGTGTCGATACGATCACCGTTACCACGCCCGCCGCCGGCTATAGTTCCGGCGAAGTCATCCAACTGCCCGATGGCCGCGCAGGTGTCCTTTCCGGGCTTGTCGCCCGGGTGAGCGGCCAGGAGGCCGCGTTTGCAGTCGCAGGTCAGTTCACGCTCGCCAAAACCGCGAGCGTCGTGATTCTCAAGGGCGCTCCGCTCTATTGGGATCGTTCCGCAAACAGCGCAACGCCGCTCAAGGCTTTGACCGGTGCCGATTTCTACGCCGGTACGGCAGTGGACGATGCCACCGCCGCCGCCACTACCGTGGTGGTCAACCTGAACGTGCAGCCGAACTACACGATCGACTTGATGCGGGACGAAACCGATACTGTCAACGTCGGTGACGCCAGCGTGTCAATGCAGCCGGGATACGCCAAACTCAGCATCCTCGCCACCAGCGAGGCCGAAAAGACCGATATCATGTCGGCCCATTCGGTCCCGGTGACAGTACCGTTTATCGTCGAGGGCCGCATGGCATCCCTGGACGGTAGCGACAGCACGGTAGACATGAATGTTGGCATCGCCAACGCCACGCACGCGACCAGTGCCGACACGATTACCGAGTCAGTGTTCATTCACCTCGACGAAACGGGCGACCTTGAAATCTACGCCGAATCGGATGACGGCACCACCGAGGTGGCAGCGACCGATACAACCGTCGCTTACGTGGACAACACCTATTTCGACTTCGCCATCGATGCTCGCGACCTGACCGACATCCAGATTTACATCAACGGCGTGAACGTCTTGCCGGCTTCGGTGTTCAAGCTCAACGCCGCCACCGGGCCGATCAAGCTGCTGGCTCACATCGAGAAAACCACCGGTACGGCAACCGGCGAAATGCGTGTCAGCAAGCTCGCCTTGCGGGCGATGGACGTGGCCAACTGATTTGGGTTCCGCGGCTGATAGGCGGCCGGCGGGCCATCTCCCCCGCCGGTCGCCGTCACCGTGCCCCGCCTGGAGCGAGTGACAATGGCTTTTGACGATGATTTCGCCGCCGCCGATACGATGTTTGCCGAAGCGTTTGGCGTTTCGGTGACCTACGTGCGCGGCGCGACCGAACTCCCCGTCACCGCAGAGGTCGAGGCGCACGGATACGAGACGAGCGGGGAGGACTCCGCGCGAACTATTGGTCAGCCCCGGGCCTTTCGTATTCCGGCTTCCGTTTTGCTCGTTGGAGGTTTGCCGATTACGCCCCGCAACGGCGACGTGATCAAGCAGACGATCAACGGCACTGTAGAACAATTCGAGGTAATGGCAGGCGGTGGCCGGCCAGTAGCCGAACGGCTCGACCCCGATTGGCTTGATTGGTTGATTCGCACCCAGTACGTAGGGGCCGCCGCATGACACGCGCAATAGCCGTAGAGGTAGCCGACGCGATCGCCGAAGAGTTGGGAGCCCACACGTTCACGCTTTTGCCCGAGACGATCCACCGCGGCTACATCCAGGACCGGGACTTGTTTCTTGCCGCCGCCAGCGAATTGCGGCTGGACGTGGTTGTAAGTGATTGCACCACCGAGCCGGCCAGCCAGGAAGACACGATCTATAGCTGTACGACCGATATCGCCGTGCGAAAACGGTTTGCAGCGGCGGAACGCAACGCAGACGACGGCAAGATCGACACGGAGGAGATAGATCGCCTGATCTTATTTGTGCAGGAGATTCACGACTATTTCGCACGCAAGGCAAACGCCACCAGCGGCCGAACACTTACTGACTACGACGAGGCGATTGTTGAGGGCGTGGAACTCAGGCCGATCTACGACGCGCCGACACTTCGTGAGAATCAGCAGTTCACCGGCATCATTTCCGTAACGTGCAAGGTGTACGAATGATCGGAATGAAAGCGACAACCATTGACGAAACCGCCAAGGTGGAGCAGGCCGTGGACAAGGCCAGCTATCGCAACTTGGGACACGCGGCGGCGAGTATTCGCAAGTATGCCAAGGACTCAATTGAGATTTCCGACGAGCCGTCACAACCTGGGCAGCCGCCGCATTCCCGCCGCGGGCAGCTACCGGCTTCGTTGTGGTTTGCCGTGACGCGCGAACAATCTGCAACCACGGCATTAGTCGGGCCTCGATACAGCATCGTCGGAGAATCGGCCTGGCCCCACGAGCACGGCGGAACGTACCAGGGTGCAAAGTATCCAGCCCGGCCCTTCATGGGGCCCGCGCTACGGGCAAGCCTCGGCCGATTCCGCGAAACGTGGCGCGGTTCGGTAAGAGAATAAACACATACGCAACAAACGCGAAAGGAAATAGATCATGGGCGTTACGAAAATGGGCTTCGAGGGCCTGACTTATTACGGCGTGGCCGGAACCACTGGAGCCGTACTAATCACGAACATCCGCGACGTGTCGTATTCCATCGACCCAGAAAAGGCGGAGACGACCGTCAAGGGCAACGAGGTGGCGGCACTCAAAACCGAGCAGGTTGTGGCCATCGCGATGGGGATGGATTTTACCATGCTCGACAAGACAGACGACACCACGCTGACTGCATTGCGGGGCGCGGCGGCGGCCGGCACTCCGGTAGCCCTCCGCTTGAAAGACCACACCTCGGGCAAGGGTTTTGACGGCGATGTGACTTTGGCCATGGAGCGAGGCCAGCCCTACAAGGGTGAGCAAACTTTCAAGTTCACCGCCACGCCGACGGACGAATCTGCGCGTGCTCCGCAGCCATATGTGTGAGCCGGCCGGCCCTGTAATAAACTGACACACAAACACAAAGGAAATAGATCATGCCCAAAGGAACACTCGCAACCGTCGCATCGATCGGCGGCTCTACGATTCAAAAGACGATTACCAAGGAGGCCGACAACACCGTCGTACACGGCGACGGCAGCACGTCGATTAGTCTGCCAGTCGCCACGTTGTTGGCGGATTATCAGAACGATGAAGACAGCACGGCTACCGGCACCCTGACCGCCGGCCACGGGCTAGGCGACGGGGCGCATACCTTCGATCTTTATTGGGCTACAGGCGTCAGATACGGCGTGGCCTGCACAATTTCAACTAACGCGGTGGACATTACCAATTCGGGGGCCGGCGATGCTTTGCCCGTAGACGACACCGTCGTGAATGTGTGCGACCAGGTACTCATCAATACTGCGATTGATGGCGATGTGGTAGTTCTGATCGTGATGAACTCCAGCCTACGAACAAGCGTGGCCTGTCACGATGTTGGGGACGCCGTTATCGAGGCCATCGAGTTGCTGGCCAACGAGCCGTACCATTGGCACGACACCAACGGAATCACCAACCCGTTTACCGGCAACCCGATCACTTACCTTGCGGTCAGCAATGGCACCACCACTGCTGCGGCGATTCTGCAAATTCTCGTTCTCCAGGACAGCACGCCGTAAACACGGCGAGAAAGGAACCCGGCTGTGGGGAGTTTCAAAGACAATCAGGAGCGAACGTGGTCGATCGACTTGACGGTCGGTGCGGTCAAGCGAATACGGAGCGTTTTGAGTATCGACCTGCTGGACCTTCGCGACGACACGTTCACACGATTGGCCAGCGACATCCTGTTGATGCACGATCTGGTATGGCTGTTGTGCGAAGAGCAGGCCACGAAACGCGGGATCGGCGAAGAGGAATTTGGCGCAGCCGTGGTAGGTGATCCGCTCAGCGATGCGATAGGGGTGGTGATGGGGGCCATCCCCGGTTTTTTCCACGCCGCGAAGAAATCCCTGATTACGACGGCCGTACAGAAGTCGAAGGCGATGAGGGAGAAGGCGGAAGAACTGACGGCGAAGACGCTGGCGGACACCGCGTTGGACCAGAGGATCGAGGCGGCCATGAGCGAGGGGATCAAAAACCAAGTAGAGCAAGCATTGACCCAATTGAGCTCGCCTACGAACTTGCTGGGCTGAGTGGACACGACCCCGACCCGAAAACACTAGCGGAACTATGGCGGATGGCTCGCGGCGCGTGGGACCCGATGGCCCACCTGATTGCTCTGAAGATAAACTTGGCAAGCGACCCGGAAGAAGAAACCGAACCGTACACCCCCGATGACTGCAACCCGTTGCGGGTTTCGCCGCCACGTCGAACAGCGGCCGACAACATTCTGCCCTATGACCCAGCCGTGCTGATTGCAATCGCCAAAAAAGGACTATAACGACCATGGCGGGCGCAGCAGACATCAGGGCAGGCAGGGCATACATTGATCTCTACACGCGCGATTCTCTTTTGCGAAAGGGCCTTGACAACGCTCAAAAACAACTCCGTGACTTTGGCACAGCCGTTCGAGCCCTCGGCTATTATCTGATCAAACTGGGGGCAGCGGCGACGGCACCGCTGATGCTGGTGATGGGCCCCGCCCGTAACCTCCAGACGGTTATGAGCAAGTTCAATGTTGTGTTCGGCGAGAACGCCGTCGCCGCCAAGGTGTGGGGCGACACGTTTGCCGGACAGATCGGTCGCTCCCGCCGGCAGATTGCCGAATTTCTGGCCGACTCGCAAGACCTGTTTGTCCCGCTCGGGTTCGCGGCCGGGGCGGCCATGGATATGAGCAAGGCAGTCACGGAGCTGGCCGTTGACCTCGGTGCGCTCAATCGAAGCGTGACGGACGAAGACGCTATGCGAGATCTCCACGCGGCACTGACAGGTTCGGGCGAGGTGATGAAAAAGTATGGCGTGATCGTCAGTGAAGCGGCGGTAAAGCAAAACCTTCTCAATCAAGGACTAAAGCCAGAGGCAGCAACCGAACAACAGAAAGTTATGGCCCGGCTGAATATCATCCTGGCCGGCACCAAGGCCGCCCAGGGGCAAGCGACACGCACATCGGGCGATTTTACCGAAGCACTGAAGCGACTGTCGGCCCAGGCAGAAAACGCTCGGACCGCGTTCGGTAGCCCATTCCTTGCCCCGTTGGCCCGTCTCACCGATATGGTTTCATCCCTGATGGAATGGATGAGCAAATGGGCAGACTCTCATCAGAATCTAATCGGTTTGGCCGGAAAGCTCGCGATGGGCATCACGGCATCGGGCGTTGCGCTCGTGGCGTTGGGGGCCGCCTTATCTGCAGCTCAAGCCATAATGGTGTTGTTTCTCGTTACTACCGCGAAGCTATCTATTGCGTTGCTGATCTACAATGCGCGTGTGAAAATTGGATTGACCTATACATTGCTGTACTCCAAGGCCCTATGGGCGTTGTCGTGGGCATTAAAGGCGTACAGCATCGCCCTTCATGTTGTGGGGGCTGCACTCTGGGCGTTGGTCGCAAACCCGATCGGCGCGACCATCGCGGCACTGGTTGTCGTGGTAGGAGCGGCCGTTGCCGTGTTCTCGTTGTTGGTCGCAAAATCCGAAAAACTGAGCAGTGCCATGGCCGGGGCGGGCGAAAAGATCAGCGCGGCGTTCGGTCGGCTGGGCGATTCTCTTGCATACGTTGCGAGTCAGTTTGGCGACGTGGCGGTCGCTGCAATTGATCTTTTCGTCGAACTGGCAGAAACCAGCGGGGCGATCGACGTTTTGATCTTCGGGCTACAGGCGCTGGCGGATTACATCACGTCAATCATTGACGGGGTACGCATATTGATCGACGCGCTTAAAGAAGCTCAGAAGGCGGCGGTCCGCTTGTCTTACTATCTTGGGCTCATCGACGACATAGAACTGAAAGCCACGATCGAACGCATTGATGCAACTGGTACGAAGGAAACGCCAGGCACACCAGCCGCTACGACCACACCAGCTACGCCGGAAGAGACGGCAGCGAAAGCGAAAGCAACGCAAGCCGAGATGTTTGCGGAGCAACAGGAGTACGAGCGCCGCCTCACCCAGGCAAAAATTGCAGCGATTGCAAACCAGTTCGACCAGGAAAAAGCTCGCATCGAGGAACAGTATGGATACGAGCGGGCTGAGATGGCCAAGACCATGCTCAAGGGAGAGACCACCCGGGCGGCCATGCACGCGCAAGACAAGGCACGCGTTGTCGAGTTGGAAGCGCTTGAAGCCCGGCGGCAGCGAGCAGTGCATGATGCTCAGGTGACGAGCAATGCACACATGGCCGGCATCAGAAAGACACAACAGGATCGCGACCGGCAGATACGCCAGCAGGAACGGGACCAGCGGCAGGCGGCGGCAGCACAGCAAAAACAGCAATCTACAACGGCCACGGCCGCCGTCGAAGAAGATATCGCCAGAACGCAAATCGACCTGCAATTCGAGGGGAAGAGACGCGAACTTGAAAACTGGAAACGCGATTACCAAAATGCGATGAAAGAAGCGAAAGCCGCCGGCGTCGATCCGCGATTGATCAACCAACAGTTTGACTTGAAAAGGCAGCAAATCGAGCGATCCGGCGCAGGTACTGCAATGCAAACCGCGAATGCCGGCACGTTCAAAGGCAGCGAAGTAAGCGGGCTCGGTGCAAAGACCCCCGCAGAGCGCACGGCCAAGGCGGTCGAAAAACTATTGACGGCCACCGACCGCCTGCTGAAGATCGACGAAAACCTGCTGCGCGAACAAAAGCGACTCACCCTGGAAGCCACCGCGTGAGGAATCAACCATGGCTGCATTGATCCGCTGGGGCGAACGACCGCAGAGTCCAGAGACATCGGGCCAGCCCGGGTCGGCCGTCTGTCATTACGTGCTGAGCGGCACCACCAATGAGATCGTGGCCCGGGCGCTTGCCGCCGGTTACTCTCCCGTGCTGTACGAGAATCTCGTTCGCCAAAATATCGAATTGGCCTGTCAGGGTTTCGATGTTTGGTACGTTGACGTAACCTACGGGCCGATTTCGCCGCCGGAGGAAGGCGAGTACAAGTGGACGTTCGATACCACCGGCCAGACGAAACACATCACCCAGGCCATCGAGCATATCGCAGAGTACGCCGACGGTGCGGCAGAAAGCCACGAGGGCACGATCGGCGTCACGGAGAACGGCGACATCGAGGGCGTTGATGTCGCCGCTGCTGGATTCAAGTGGACCGAGAACCACCAACTGCTGCTGGCGAGTTACGGCTGGACGTATGCGACGATCCTTGGCGAACTCACTGGCTCGGTAAACACCGGATCGTTTCGTGGCTTCGACGCCGATACCGTGATGTTTATGGGAGCTACCGGCGGCCAGTCCAGCAAAGACCCGCTACTGTTGGACATTACCTATATGTTCGAGTATTCCCAGTCGGTGACCGGGCAGACGGTCGGGCCGATCCAAGGCGTGGACAAAAAGGGCTGGGAGTACGCGTGGGTGGAATACACCACGACCGACGGCACAGTAGCAAAGAAGCTGCTGAAGAAGCCACGCCAGGTGAACATCGAGCAGGTGAGCTACCGGGAAGATTTTTCGGTGCTCGGGATTGGGAGCTAGTGGAATGCCCAATCCGTTTGAAAAACTATCGCCCGGCGCATCGGTCACCAGGTTCAGTATCACGGCCTGGAACCAGATGCTTGATATGTTGCGTTGGTGGCGAAAAGAAACGCACTACACCGGCGCCGACCTGATCCGCCACACCAAGCAGACCGGCATCATCTGGGTAAAGAATTCCAGCACAGTTGACGTTGACGAAGTTCCGACGCCCCAAGACTGTAACCGCTTCGACGTGCTCGGCATCGACGGCCCGCTGTTCAGCCCGGACGATGCCCTGGATGAATTCAAGAACCGCGTTGTGTTGGATTGCGTTACGCCGATCGAGCCGGACCACATCGGCAAATTCGTGATCTTGGCGGAACCGATAGTAGCCGGCGGCATCGGGCGGGCGTACATCGACGGCGTTTGCCCGGCCCGTGTTTCGATCGGTGATGCTGATCACAAATACGCAGACATCGACGACGGAGAAACCGATCAACTCGCAAGTGCCGCCGGCGGCGCAGCACAAATCCTATGGACTGACGACACGTGGGCTGTTGTCAGGCTGGGTGGCGGGGGAACCGGTGTGCGAATGATCCACGGACTGACTACGGTAGATTCTGACGCAGCAACCATTTACGTTGACAACGTGGTTGCTATCTACGGCAAGAACCCGACGGACAGCGCCAGCGACACCATCACCGTCGTAAACCCACATGGTTTTGTGTTTGAAGAAGACGCGCGTGCAGAGGCGGTCTACTGCGAGGAAGAGGATCAGTGGGAAATTACACAGGTGGATTGCCCATGATCCGACGCAGAAAAGACCCTTGGCAGAAACTGGCCTCCAGCTTGTACGTGCCTCCGCTCTTGCGGTTCGCCGGCGGTTATCCCAATGCGTGCTGTTGCCCACTCCCGTGCGCGCCTTGTATCGGGGGCAATACCCCCAAATTCATGTACGTGCGATTTCATGGGATTACGAGCTACGAACCCCACTATCCTCCATATACCGGACCAGACACCAACGATGACTGGAATGAGACCTGGTGGCAACTCAAGCAGCTTCCCACAGAGGGCTACGGCTGTAGGTATCGGGCATCAACAAAAGATCCTTGCGACGATGGTTTTGGGATTGTACATACTCAGCCGTTTCCGGTGGTTTGCGGGCCGAACTACGACAATTATTTTCTCGACCTCAGAATTCTAGATCCCTCCGGCTGGGGAATTTTGACGATTGGCACGTGTGGAACGTGGGATGACAGCGGCTTTCACGCAAAGTTTTCGGAACCGCTGGGCGAACTAAATGGAGACGGGGAATTGGATTGCATGAACATAGATGTGAACTGGACACAGGAACACACCATGGGAGGTTTCTCCATGTTCTGTGCGAACTGGGGGCTATGGAGCGATTCGCCCGACATCGACATCAAGAGCCCGCCAGATCCGAGATAATTACAATGGGTACATGGGAAGGCCGCGAAGAACGACGGCAAGCACGGCTTCTTAAAAGAGCCAAGCGAAGGCAGACCGTAAGTCAAGAAGTCACGATTCAACTCCAGGCTGCCGTCGCTTCGTTGCCGCCCGCCCATGCAGATCTCCGAGCCAGGGCGGAAGCCATCTTGGCCCAGAAGACGCAGTTCGGCTACCCGCAACTCGCCGCCCACTGGGCCGCGGCTATCGCCAAGTGGTGCAAAGCAGGATGCCCAACGCGGACCCGAGAAGAACGAGAAGTCCTTTACCTGATATGCCACGCCTGCCCAAGCAAACTGTTCGACCACGAAAACCAAATCTGCAAAGTCTGTGGCTGCACCGTGAAGAAGTCGCTGTTGCCAATCAGCGACAAAGCGGCCATGGCCACGGAAGTGTGCCCGAAGGGGCACTGGCCGTGATGCTCAGCGGCGCACGAATATCTTGACGGCCTTCTCGATACACCGGGCCAGCACGTAACCGACGGCGAGCGGCGCGGCCATGACGACGAATGCGGCCCCTACTGCCGCTCCTTGTAGACCATCTTCGACGCGTGACCATATCCACACGAAATACATCAGGCTCAGCAATGCGGCCAGCCCCACCGAAATCCAGGTGATGAGCATTAGGATGATGGCACACCTCGGCAGTTGTTCCGGGCTCCCGGGTCCGACCGGCCAGTCCGGCTCAGGCTCTACAAACGGGATGGATTCCGTTCGAACGGGACTCACCGGCGGCGGCGTGCCGTTGATCCGCGAGCGGTGATTGCATTCCGGGCATTTTGCCAGCCGGCCGACGTTGGTGTCGCGTGTCAGCCGCTGGTGCCCACAGTGATCGCAGAGAAACGTAGCCATGACAATTCTCCCTACATCCCTCCAACTTACCACGCGGGGCCGGTGGCTGTCAACAGTTCCAAAAAACAACCCCGCCGTGTCAATCGGCCCTTGACACGCTAGCCGAAATATCGTATAACCTAATTATGAGCAAGTCACACACCATCGGTGCTAGCGTCCGGGCCCGCCGGCTCGAACTGGGCCTCTCTCAGCAGGCCGTTGCGGATATGGCAGGAAAGCGGCAGCAGACCGTCTGTGACCTCGAAAACGGGCACTACAGCCCCCTGCTGGATACGCTGACGGCGATTGCCGGAGCACTGGATATCAGCGTTTCCGCTCTGCTTTTGCCGTACTCCCCCCCCAAAAGATAATTACTTTCGGAATTTTCCGAATTTTGGCCCCATTGCCATTGACGTTATCCGATGCTTCGGATAGAATACAGTTAGACGAGGGGAAAGAAATGAAACACGAAACCACAAACGCAAAGGGAAAAACGATGGCAACCGCAACTACCTACCAACCACTCACCGGCCCGACCGACACCCGGATCATCGCCTTTCTGACAGCCTGGCACGAAAACGGTCGGGACCACTTCGAGCAACATTATCCCAACTTGGACTACGACCGGGACTATGCAAAGCACGCCAGCGGCCGACGCAAGTATATCTGCCTAGATTGCGGCAGCAGCGGCCACATGATGGCCGAAAAAGCCACCGGCAAAGTCTACGGGATCAAAGCGTACGGGAGCATCCATCGCGGCCATCCTTGCGGCGACATCGAAGATGCGACCAGAGAATATCGTGAGGCAACGGCAAACAACAGAATTGTTCGTCCGCGCGGCTGACGCCCCGCCCCACCGCCCTCCGCCGTGGAGGGCGAGGGGATGAGGCGATAGAACCCAACCCAAACCTTTTTCAGGAGACGAACGATGAAGACAGCATGGAGCATATACAAAGCCGAGGCTCGGATGGACTTCCGAGCGGTTCAAACGCCCGGCCTGATTGCCGAACCGGTCGGAGATGACTGGTGGGCGATTTACCGCCGCGAGGGAGACCGGGCGCCGGCTGTCCTCGTCGGCCTGCGTCGCAGGGAGGTCTCGGCAGCCGACTTGACCGCAGCCGGCGATCGAGAAAAAGGCAGGCCGCGCGATGATTATGATGCGGAGATGCGTGACCGCATGAAACTACTGCATTGCGATGATGCGGAGGCGCCTGATTGCCGTGGACTCGTGGATATGGACAACCCGCCGTTTCCGTCCGCCGACTAATCCACCCGCCGGCGCTGCCGGGAAGCCCAACCCTAACAAGGAGACGAGACGCATGGTTGGAGATTCAGGACTCCGGCGTTTGGACGACATTGATCCGACATCTTGAGTCGGCTTCGATATACACGTTTTCGCACGGCCGTCCTCGCCTATCGAATCCTGAATAATGCATAATCAGCTTGCCGTCGAACTGAACATTCGACGTGCCACCGCTTGGACGCGCCAACCACATCGTTGTGGTACATTCTCTAATCCCATGCTGCTTCGCTAGGGTTGCCATGTCTTTCGCAAACTGCACGGCGGCGGGCGGAAGAAATGGCGGCTCGACTTCCATATCACTCATGTTTGCCATTTTGCTTTTTCCTTTTCCCGGGCTATCGCCCCCGGTGGTTAGGGGTTCAGTCAATTCTCGCGCTTAATTCTTCCATGACTTTATCAAACGACACGTATTTACCTTTCTCATGCCGAAACATAATCTCGATTTTCCATAGTTGCCACGCCCATCTTGTGTTTTCCCACCGACTCTTCGCAGGCTGGTCTTTCATTGGCGCTCCCCGCAGAAACCACCAGGCAATATGAAACGCAGCCACAAACCGCCAGCGAAGTAAATCCCACGGGTATCTCATAGGCATGTTTTTCTTCTCCCGCCCGTGCCGGGCTTGGTGGTTGGGGGTTAGGGGTAGCTCACGCCATATAACTGCCGCGCTAATGGGCCGCGGCCCGCCATGACAACAGTCCGTAGCCCCTTTCCAAATCGACGATATGCGTGCGCCGCCGAATGGCTCTGAAACCGATGCCCATGACAAACGTTGCGGGGCGGGTCGAGGTGATCGTCGTGGCGAAAATTCCATAAGTCAAAATCATAAATCCAAACTTGCGGCGGAGATTTACCAAATGTACATGCGTTCTGCACGAGACACGGGTAGCCCGTGCCGTCCCAATCGCCTATGTCCAGCAACAGCCCTTCGCAAATGTTTAGCTCTCTGGTAATCGGCAGAATGCCGACGTGCGAGTAGAGGCCGTCTAATCCGATCGCGTGGTGTACGAACGGATCACGCGGTGGCACGAACGCACGAATTGGCACATCGATCATTGGCGCCATCAGGCTAGCCGCGATCTTCAAAAATGTTCTACGTGTTGGCATTATCTTCTCCCGCCCGTGCTGGGCTATCTTGCCTGAGGTTTTCCAAAAATGTCACATGCTTGCCGAGAGATTGTGCGTACTCAAGTTCGCGACGGGTACTCTCGCCAATGTAGCCGTCCACGTTCAAAATAACGACCCAATCGGCTAAGTCGATCTTGTGAAGGTGTAGCTCATCAAGCCGGGCAGCTACGTCTGCTCCGAGTGCTTCGCCGCCGTGGTCTTCGGCGTGTTTGCAAACACCGACTGTCAGCACAATGTACCCTTCGAGCGATAACCGCCAGCCGGCCTCGTGGAACATGTCCATGAATCGTGTCGAACCACACAGGCACACGATCTTAGGGCAATTATCGGGGATCACCCGACGTTCCGGCTTTGTGGATTCCATTTGGTTTCTCCTTCTTTCCCGGGCTATCGCCCGTATCAGGCTCTGAAACCCGCGCTAGGTTCAGGACCTAGTCCTCTTCGGAGGGTGGGAGTTCAAGTCTCCCCTTCGGCACTGCAAACCGTTTGGGGTGGCTGGTATCCGCAAGGACCAGGGGCTTTTGCTGTATTGGCCTTCAAACCACCTCGGACGGTTTGCCTTGACGTAGTATAACAAATCTGCCATACTATAGGAATGGCAACCATGCTCACCAATGAACAGGCCGTGAAGAATATCGCGGCGAATCTCCAGCGTATTCTCCGGGACCGGGAAATACCGCAACGGCAACTTGCACTGAAAACCGGAGACCACCCGACTGCTATCGGCCGCGTATACCGCGGCGAAAGTGGCTCGGCACCGGGGATTTTAGGCCGAATTGCCGAAGCGCTAGATACCTCGGTGGATCTTCTCATGCAGCCACCGCGAAAAGAAATCCATGAAAAAGAGACGAATTCGGCCGAGGCTGGCTTGACAGCAGCGGGCTAACTTTGGTATATTCGGTCTATCAACTGAAAACACGCCTCTGGCCTAACCGCCGCGGGGCAGCGAGTAAGTTGAAAATGCTACACGTTTGAGTCTTTCAAAACAAACACAGCCCTCTTGCCGCCCTCTTGCGGCCACCGGGCACCCTGACCCGACGAGCAATTCGATGCTTGGCATCCGCACCGTCTGCGCCCAAGTAGTGCGCACGCGACCAAAACACGCCCCGGCGGAACTGCAAATCCAGTAGTGCGGATGCAGTTTCGTCCGGGGTTTTTTGTGTAATTTTCCTGTAACCGTAGAAACCGAACCAAAAATAGAAGCACGGATGTACGGCATAAAGACATTTTTCGCAAATCGTATGCTACATTTTGTGCATAAGCACAAGTGGACAAGCAGCGACCGAATCAGCCGTGTACTGCCCTCCAGACAACTTGTCAGCGTTTCTTGCCGCGGTGTATCTACCACACCGCCTCTCGGTATCGGACTCTACCGCCGCACAATACGGCTACGCTCTCCGCTCGCTCGAACGGCACGCGGGCAGGCCACTGAAAATCTCAGAGTTGTCGGAAAGTCTTGTGCTGCCCTGGCTCCGGGCCCGGCTCAAGGAAGTGTCGCCTCGGACAGTCAAACGGGAGCGGGGCGACGTGCTGACGATCTGGCGTTGGGCACACAAGCACGGGTACACCTCATTGCCGCCGCCCGATATTCCGCCGATCAGATTGCCCCGTCGGGTGCCGGTCGCCTGGACATTAGACGAATACGAGCGAGTTGTTGCTACTTGTCGCTCGTTGCGAGGCAACATGCGGGGCACCGGCATTTCGCGATCAGCCTGGTGGTCTTCGCTGATGATCTTCCTGTATTGGAGCGGTGCCAGGATATCAGCAGCCCTCCAAGTTCGCTCGGCCGACGTGTCGATGCTGAGGCGGCTGGTGGTATTGCGAGCCGACTCCAGCAAAACGGGAGAAGAACAAGTGGTCCACCTGCACGATCAGGCGGTGGCCGCGATAGCCGGTCACTTCGATCTTGCCCGAGAACTTGTGTGGCCGTATCCCTACGGCCGGCGGCAGAAATTCATTCAACTGAAAGCCATTCTCCGCACGGCCGGGCTACCCAACGGACGCGAGCGAATGTTTCACTGCGTTCGTCGAACGTGCTACACGCTGACCTATCGGTTCGGGGGCCGGGCAATGGCCTCTGCTCAACTGGGGCACCATACCGATATGAGCGAACACTATCTCGACACCTCGCAGTTGGAAGAGCAGACGGCGGCCGACGTGTTGCCGCCGCTCGATCTCAACTAAGTCCCAACGCGGCCGGTCTACTCTGGCGGGTAGCGTGGCCGGCCGCGTTTTACTCTTGTTCTTTCGTATTGGAGCGGATGGGCGGCCACCGCGCTGACCATTGGAGGACACGATTACATTTTGCGTTGTCGCCGGTTCGATTCCGGCCCGCTCCCCTTGTAGCAGCCACGTTCTGCGCTCCCGTAGCGCACACGCGAACAATTCATGCCCCGGCGGGACTGCAAACAGTGACGTGGATGCAGCCCTGGCCGGGGTTTTTCGTGCGCAGCCGTAACAACCCCTAACAAGGAGATCGCCAGATGGACCTGAACACTAAAGTCGTCGTTACCACGGCACATCGAGGCGTGTTTTTTGGCACCCTCGAATCACAAGAGGCCAATACCGTGGTCCTGATTGAGGCACGTAATTGCCTCTATTGGGCACGATCAGCGAAAGGTTTCCTGGGCTTGGCAGCAACTGGGCCAAATAGTGAATGTCGAGTTGGGCCAGCGGCGTCAAGAACGCAGCTATTCGACGTGACCTCGATGAGCGAGTGTAGCGACGAAGCGGCCAGACGCTGGGAGGTAGCACCGTGGTCGTCCTAACAACAGCTCACATCACCGAAGCTCAATTTCGCGGAGCCTGTCGCGAGAGCCTCTCCCAACTCACGCCGGGGATGGCCATCGATGCCGTGCCGTCAGATCTGCTGCATTGGGCGTACCATTCAGGAATGCAGGATCAAGACCTGATCGACGACCTGCTGCGATCATCGGGCGTGCCGACGATTTGTATTAACACCATACCATTAGGGCTATTCTCCGGCTCCGGCTACGGCTCCGGCTACGGCTCCGGCTACGGCTACGGCGACGGCTCCGGCTACGGCGACGGCTACGGCTCCGGCTACGGCTACGGCGACGGCTCCGGCTACGGCGACGGCGGCGGCGACGGCTACGGCTACGGCTACGGCGACGGCTCCGGCTCCGGCTACGGCTCCGGCTACGGCTACGGCTACGGCTACGGCTCCGGCTCCGGCTACGGCTCCGGCTACGGCTCCGGCTCCGGCTACGGCTCCGGCTACGGCGACGGCGGCTACGGCTACGGCTACGGCGACGGCTCCGGCTCCGGACAAAACCCTTGATGTGATCGAGATCGCTCAGTTAATTCTTACCATCGGTACAAATAACCTAGACAAACCCAAATGATCTGTTCTCTCGTATTGGAGCGGCGGCGTGGCGATGGTTTGCTCGTCACAGGCACGTCGTCGGTGCAAATCCGGCCCGCTCCCCTTGTAGCAGCCGCGATGGTGCGGTTCTTGCCTGCGGTAGCACGCAGGGAGACGATTGACAAGAGTGCTGCAATGGGGTCTGTGGAGGTGGCCCCTGATGATTAGCGAGTGGGGCGTTGTCGAGGTGCCGACGCCCTGAACAAACCGGCACGGCCGCCGGTAAAGGTGATCCGGGCGGGCTGCATGGCTGCGGCTTTGCCCGGGGTATTATTACCACGGAGGTTAGCGTGTTTTTTTGTCAGGACCAAGTTGATGCTCGTATTTACAAGAAAGCCGACAGAGACAGTTGTGATTCTTGTCGGCGACAAGCCCATCGTTGTTACGCTGCTGGGCGTGCAACGCGATCGAGCACGCCTGGGCTTCGAGGCACCGCCAGAGGTGCCGATTCACCGGGGCGAGATTTTCGCCCTGTTGCAACGAGACGGACGAACGAGAATTAGGCCGCAGACGTAGCGGCCACGGACAAACGGCAACGGACAGCCATGAACGGACTCAACAAAACCAACTCGATACAAAGACGCCCCCCCGGGCCCTGCGTTCGTTGTACGCGCAGGACGCGGCGGGGCGTTTTTTCATTTGCCTACACCACCGCCCGCCGTCGCTCGTCACGCTCCGTTGAGCAAACCTGTGTAACCTCTGACGACGGCGGGCGAATTTACACTAACAAGGAGAGCGAACATGGTCTGCATAGCGAAACAACCTCCCGTCCTGGTCGGCGGCCTGATCGTAGACCTACATCATGGACAAGCAATGCAAGCAGCTCTCGACGCCGTGGGCAAGGCTTTGCAAACCGGCAGGCCGCTGTGCGATATCGAGGAAGAAATGGACTGGAACGAGAACCAGGGGAGGAAGCCATGACCCAACCCGTAACGTCCGCCGACCCGCAGTGGGAACTGATCCGCAAGTATGCGAGTTGGATTCGCGACGACCTCGATGCCCGCGATATCGATGCAATTAGGGCGAGAGGCATTGTCGTCCAGGCCATTGCTGCCGACCCAGCCACCCTACCCGAGATACTGTTTGCGGCGAAGGAGATACACCAACGGAACGATGGCGTGTATTTGCCGGTGGCGGCCAGGGCAGCGGTAATCATAGATGCGATTGAGGGACTGACGTGATGGAAAACACTTGGCCAGGCGGCTACAGACACGCGATGTTTCAGAGTGAACATGATGCCTGGAACGCAGGGAATTACCCCGGCACACTGCAACTCTGTAGCGTCTGCGGCGAGCCGACCGGCAGATGCGAAGACGACACTATTTGGTCTGACAAAGGTGAGCCAGTGTGCGAAGAACACGCCCCGGAGGAAGAAGAGTGATGAGAAACAAATTCTCGAGAGACCTATAGAGGAGGAGTTGCCGTGGTAGAGACGCAAGAACATGTCATTCCAGCCGTCAGAATGAGTGAAAACATAGACGCCCTGGCAGCGGCACTGGCCAAAGCCCAGGCCAGTATCACTACTCTCGTGGCGGGCGAAGTCGCCAAAGTGAAAATGAAGGCAGGTGGCGAGTACAGCTACAAATACGCCCACCTCGCAAATGTAATTGAGGTGTGCAGACAGCCGTTGTCTGACAATGGGCTGTCCGTCGTGCAGGCACCACAGGCTGGTGGTGGAGTCGTGGTGGTCACGACCATATTGCTGCACTCGTCCGGGCAGTTTATCTCTAGCGATATGACACTGCGGCCCGACACGTTCACTCCGCAGGCGATTGGCTCCGCTATTACCTACGCTCGTAGATACGCACTATCGGCGATTGTCGGGGTAGCACCAGAGGACGACGACGGCAAGGCAGCGCAGCCGAAGAACGGCAACAGGGAACCAGCCGCAAAGCCAACCCCGCCCGCGCCCACCGAACAGCAACGAATATCCAAAGCCAAGGCCGCGATATTCAACGCGCCAGACTTGGACACGCTCGAAAAGTACGATAGGGCCGTGCCGGGCAAGTTCGCCGGCAACGAGAAAGCATTGGCGGAGTTGCGGGCACTGGCCAACGTCCGGTTCTACACCCTGATACCGCCGGGCCTGGAAACCATGGGCGAGACCGACTGCCATAAGTGGCTCGCCTGGGCAGAGACACGGGGCTTTGCTGAAGTAGAACACAAGCAACTCACCAACTGTATCGGCATGCGAATCGAGGAGATCGAACAGATAGAAGCCTCACATGAAGCGCATAGGAACCCATGATGATGCTTGACTTTAAGCCGAACAGCTAGGAGCACGGACGCAATGGCACGGAAGCGGCCACGGAAGCGAACAAACAAGGACATCCCGGCCAAGGGCGTTTTGCGCGACATGGCCGACCGGCTGTGGAGCCTCGCCGTCCGCGGCGATTGGGCCAACCGATGTGCCGTCTGTGGCAAGCGCACCAGTTTGCAGGCACATCACCTGGTGCCTCGCCAACACGCAGCGACACGATACGAACTGCGTAACGGCTGCTGTCTCTGCGCTCACTGCCACACGTTCAACGCCGACACGTCGCCGCACCTGAACGCGGCCGGCTGGCTGCTGTGGCTCAAAATACATTGGCGCGGGTGCCATGATTGGTATGTCACCACCGTCGAGTCAGGCGACCACCGACGATTTGACGGTGTGAAGACCGCGGCGTATTACTGCGGCGTAATCTGCGGACTGCGCGAGTACGTCGAGGAAGAGGATTTCGAGCGGATCGTCGGGAGTCGCTTTTCACGATGGTTAGAAAAACAAGAGGACACGGATGGCTAACAAAAACAACCTACCGATCGATGTGCATGAGCACTTTCGTAAGGCAAATGTACTGCACACCTACGTGCAGAAAGATCTCGGCGAAGCCACAAAGCACGCCCTGGAAACTGGCCAAGAACTGCTGGCCGCAAAATCGACCCTACCCCACAAGAAGTGGGAGGGCGAGTGCGAACGCCTATTTGACGGAAGTCTAAGGACAGCACAGTTTTATATGCAATTTTCCAGGGATATGGGGAGCATCAAAAGCGCAGCCAGGTCGGCGGTTTTGATGCTCGAAGGAACCTTAGACGGTGCCGCCAAGGCCGCCAGAAAAGCCGCCATTGCTGCCGGTGGGAAGAAGCCGCCGAAGCCGGCCTCCACTCCGCCGGACGCCGGCCCTAGTCGCTTTTCACGATGGTTAGAAAAACAAGAGGACACGGATGGCTAACAAAAACAACCTACCGATCGATGTGCATGAGCACTTTCGTAAGGCAAATGTACTGCACACCTACGTGCAGAAAGATCTCGGCGAAGCCACAAAGCACGCCCTGGAAACTGGCCAAGAACTGCTGGCCGCAAAATCGACCCTACCCCACAAGAAGTGGGAGGGCGAGTGCGAACGCCTATTTGACGGAAGTCTAAGGACAGCACAGTTTTATATGCAATTTTCCAGGGATATGGGGAGCATCAAAAGCGCAGCCAGGTCGGCGGTTTTGATGCTCGAAGGAACCTTAGACGGTGCCGCCAAGGCCGCCAGAAAAGCCGCCATTGCTGCCGGTGGGAAGAAGCCGCCGAAGCCGGCCTCCACTCCGCCGGACGCCGGCCCTATCGACGTTGAGTCTGAGCCGGTGTCCGAGCCCACCGAACCCGACTACGGCAAATGCCCAAATTGTGCCGGGAGCAAGTGGGACGACGAAGACGAAGACGACGTATCGTGCGCCAAGTGCCATCACCCGCACGGCGAGCCGGCCGGGGACGCGGACGAGGACCGAATCAAGACGCAGAGACAGAAGACCGTCAAGACGGCAGAGGCCCTTATGCGGGCGTTTGATGATTTGCACACGATGAAGGCGAAGCCCGATCACGAACAGGCTATCGCCGACTGCAA